TGGGCAGCCGAGGGAGGCGGGGGAAGGCCAGGACCACTGGTCGGCGCGGGGGCAGCAGCTGCTGTCGGCAGCGGCGGCGCCTTAGTCACGACCGGGGGAACCGAAGCTCGCCCTGTCGAGCCATTGCTCGCAGCAGCGATTGCAGGCTTTTCGTCAGCGGCGCGCTTCGCGTCGAACACTTCCTTGTTGATGAACTTGTCGATGCGACCGTACTGAGCGCCCAGATCTTTCGCGGCATGCCACTCAAGATAAACAGTGCGGCCGTCAAGCCAGTCATCCGTGATGCCATTTGCCATGTCATCGTTGGTAAAACCTGCGCTCTCATAGATGGTCTTGATTGCGCGGAGCATACCCTTCACTTGGGCCTCCGTCAGGTTCTTATACAGCTCACCTGCTTCGTTGTAGGGACTGTTCAACCACGCCAACGTAGCGAAGCCTCCCTCAAACTGAAGATTCACGCGGCGTGAGGTTGCACGAGTAGGGTGCTTCTCCACGCTTTTGATGGTCGCGGAATAGTATCCGCTGGGGGGAGCGCCGGCACCGAAAGGGGTGACGCCGCAAATCGCATCTCCGGGGATGTGAAAGGTTGCCATGTTCAACTCACTTGGAAGGGGGCGGAGGCGGCAAAGCCGGTCCACCTTGGTTTGATGACTCAGACACAACGTCTGAGTCAAAGTCAAAGAAACTCTTGCTCTTATTACTCAAGCTCAACACATAACGCGCAATACCGTCTTGGCAAGCCCAACGAAGATGACGAGGGTCATAATCGTGCGCGGAGGCGACCTTGGTCACCGCCTCTTTGGCGTTAAGGCCAGCGGTCATCGCATCGACGACGGCCTCAGCGACATCGTCTTGCCACTCAAGACCGGGGATGCGGTCGAGTCGGTAGTTGGAGTGGGAGGCTCTCAGGATTTCACGCAGATTGCCTGGAGTCCGTCGAGAGCACACACCGGTTCGGTCACCGGTCACCCAGTCAGGGTCTGTCGGGTCGCAGAAGTAGACGCTTGGAAACCACGGGTCGGGATACGTCGGATCAATGGTTGCCCTCAAGGCCAGGTCACACCAGCTCGGGAGCATCTCGGTCTGGTTCCGACTCGGAACCTCAGGACCACCGGGAGTGAAGTTCCCCATCGAATCCGTACCCGAACTCCTCTCGTGGAAGTTCATCACGAGATGAGTACCCAGGTGTCGAGAGATTCCCGCCAGCTGAAGCAGGTAGCGGTTGAGTTGTTGGTAGGCCCAGAACCGATCTTTCTTCCCACTGCGGCCCACGGGTGCGGCCTCTTCCCACGCCAACATACTGCGCTTGCAGATGTGACTGGCGTCGTCGATGACGACAGCCCCGTAGTTGTGGTCGGAGATGCTCACTGAATAGAGCAAGTCGACGAGCTCCGCCAAGGTCTGGGGAGGAGAGGGGTGTACCGCCGGGGTAAAGCCCAGCTCATTCTGCGCGACCAATGTCAACGCGGAAGGTACTCCAATGCACAAAGCATTTGGAAATGCTGCCAAGCAGTCTGATGTCTTTCTGTTCTTTGGTTTGCCGTATACGGCTACCATGACAGTGGGCTGTTCCGCCATGTCATCGCTCCGGTTCTGGATGTGAGAGAAGACTATCCACCTTGGTGGAGCCTGTCAACGAAGTTTTTCTGCCCCGGGGCCGAACGCGCACAGGTCGAGGCCGCCGCATGGGCCGTAGCGCCCATAGCAGCTGACTTCATTCATCGACTTGGGCCATTCCCAGTGGTTGAGTTTTTCCTGATCGAGACGCGCAAGGTCATGCTCAGCTCGCCAAAGAAGAGCGCCCATGTGGTTGTCGCGATGAGGTGTCGGGGGCACACTCGGGCGCGCAACTTTCCACGGGTCCTGTGTCTGGATGAGGTTGAGGATGAGTCCCCCGAAGTCGGGGTAGAGCTGCTTGCCGAGGATTCGGAATGCGGAGAAGCCACCGTCGATGGCGTATGCGTCGATGGAGCGTCCTGGCTGTACTCTGGCCTGGTGTTTGTGGTCCCAGATCCACGACTGCCCTCTGCTGTGGATTGCGAGGTCGATTCGTCGTGAGATATAGACGGGGTTGCCGTGGTCTTTGTGCCCGGGACAGTCGAGCGGAGTCGGCACCACCGTCGTACCATGTGCGCCTACGAGTTCGTCATGGGGTTTATGGAGGTCTGGAACTTTGGATTGTGGATCCAGAGCCCATAGGCCCCATGACTTTTCGTCTCCTTTGATTCGCCAGCCGAGGACACCGAAGATCTCGAACTCGACTCCGAGAATCCTACCCGGAGGTTCGGGGTGCTTCGCCACATAACGACGATAGGTCTCCAGCAGTCGGTCTAAATACTCATGACCACCATACAGGTCGCACCAAGCGACCACTGCGTCTTCAGGAGAGAGGAGGCTATCAGGGTCATCAATCCATTCATCACCAGCCCAACAGCCGCCCTGCTGAGCTCCCCAGATGGCATGCAGATGCGCCTGCATCACATGCCCCATCGACCCTCGAGTCAACGCACCTGCGGGAATCAACGGGATGTCGAGTCTTCGGGTATACGCAAAGAGCTGGGGGCACTTGATGTATGTACCGATGCGAGACCATCCACGCCTCGACATTCCTGCATCGATAAGCTTTTTCATGCTTCCGCCATTGGGATCTTTTTGCCCAGTTGGTTGAGGCCACTGGCGATTGAGAGGATGTCCTCCGCAGGCCCTCGCAGCTCCAAGTAGTAGGTGTGGTCGTCATAGCCGAAGTCGATCTCCAAATTCTGACTCTTCCAGAACTCCAGAATCCCTGCGTCGTCGCAGATAGCCAGGAACTCTACAGGAGTCACCGAAATCCCCACCTTCAATACAAGGCGAGACGGATCGTACTCAGGCATTACTTGCTGCTCCATGAATCTTCTCCATCAGACCCGTCAAGATCTTCTCTCGGTCATCGAGCCCACGGAGCTTGGAATCCAAACCCTTTAGCTCATCCGCCTGCAAGAATGCCTCGATTGGTCCGAACTTTTCGACGAGGATGTCTACCACACGCTCGTCATAGGTTCCAGTTGCTACGATCACCTTCAGTAGTGTCGCGGCTCCCCCGAGGCGGTCGAATCGCCCCTTCCACTGCATGAAGTCTCCGGGCTTCCACGGGAGCATGGCAAACACTGCCAAGCTCGTCGTTTGCATTCCATCGACTCCAGTCCCCACCGACTGACCTGTCGCCACAAGGCAACAAGGGCCAGGGTGGTCACGATACGCATCGGTGATGCGGTCTCGCTCTGTTTCGGAGACGCCTCCATGCGCCATCCAAACCTTCACTGATTCAAGGCGTTCATCTCCTTGTGAGATAGCCTTGCGAATCTCATGAGCCCACACCTCCGTCTCCGCTCGACGCGAGGTGAACACCACAACCTTTCCATTGTGGCGCAGTCCCTGCTTCACTTCGTCCACCACGTACTTGCGTTTCCGACTACAGGCTTGGGCGAGGCGTGCCTCGATGAGTCGCTCTTTCGCCAGATGGTTGAAGCGAGCTTCCTTCGAGATGGACTTGAAGGCTTGGTGGAACGTCTGCTCTTCGTTGTAGCGCCCTGCCCCATTGAGGTCGTCTCGGTCTAAGTAAACGACTTGGACCCGTGTACTGGGCAGCGCTGCATGGCTCTCGCTGTAGGCGACCTCATGCGTGAAGAAGGAGCATCTCGCGCGGAGCTCTTCGAGGTTGCTGGAACCGCGATCATCGAGACCGCCCCACTCCCCCTCTCTCGCGTCACAGTAGCGCATGGCGAACTTGCTGTAGCTATGGGAGAAGCCTCCGGGGCTCAACAGGTCCAGCTGAGACCACATCCGTCTGGGGCGACCGTCGTCCAAGGGAGTCGCCGTGAGGCCCATCCTGAACTTGATGCAGCCCATGCGGCTGAGGTCCATGACTGCGGCGGCTCGGGTTTGCTTGTTCGCTTTGGTCTTCTTGCGCTCGAAGCCAACGGTGCCGTCTTCTTTGTGGATGGCCTGCCATCGTTTGCTCGAACCATGTATGTGGAGTTCGTCGAAGATCAACGTAGTGGGTTGGGTGAGGCGTGCCTCTTCCATGTAGTCATGAAGAGCCTCAGCTCCAATGATGACAAAGGGGTCTTGCTGCGCGGCCATGCAAGCGTCCAGATACTCCGAGAGAGTCTGGTCTCCTTGCTTGCGTTCCCCCTGTGGACGCACTCTGTATGGTAGGATATTGGTGTATTCAAGAACCTGACTCCACCAGACGTGCCTGGCCTTAGCTGGACAGAGGACGAGGGTGGCCCCAGTGTGCGTAAAAGACGAGACTATGGCGCCGAGGGTCTTGCCTGAGCCGCAGGACCAGACAGCGAACAGCCACGGGCGACGTACAGCCCACCCCCCACACATAAGCTGATACGGTGTCAGTACATCTGGCACATGCTCTTTAAGTTGGCCGCGAGCTGTCATCTGTCGCGCAAGCAATAGCCCTTCCGCCTCAAGGGCCCCTCGGCGCCTCTCGTCTTCCCGCCAGAAATCGATGTCCCCCACGTTGACTGGCTCAGCGCTGAAGGTGACTCCGTAGAGGGTCAGGTAGCCTTCGACGAGCCAAGCACCGTGCAGCGGGACGAACACCTCGTAGCGTTGAATCTCGGGCGCCCCCTCTATCTTCTCTACCCGTACCCGAAAGGTGCGTTGAGCCTCGGGGTTGTAGACATGCGCCCACGCTAAGGTCCCCGGAACCCAATACTCCAGACCCGCCAGATCTGGATGCCAGTTCGTCGCGTAGTACTTGAAATGAGGTTGCGTCCACATGAGGGCAACATAGTCTGTCTCTACCGGGTCGTCAAGGTTAGAAGTTGACGCCTCGGTACAAATGGGGTACGGTGACTTCATCGGAGGATAGAAGATGAGCGCATTCTCTCGCTACGTAAAACATCATAGGACCGCACGACACTGGACTCTCGCTGAACTGGCGAGGAGGTCTGGACTCACACAACCTGAAGTCTCTCGAGTCGAGAGCGGCAATCGCATGCCCACCCTACGACACGTACGAGGTATCGCAGAAGCCTTCAGCGCCTTCCCCGTAGGAAGCGCAGGAGAGCCTGACCGCTACGAGAACTGGGTCAGCATCCTCGTCGACCTCGGAGAACGAGCGCGCATCGATGCACGAGCTTCAAAGGAGAAGGCGACCGATGCAGCTTGAAGCAAAGATTGCCGCCGACCTCTTGTCGATGCCCATCAACTGCGTCCGCTACTTCTACGGAATGCGGGTCGAGCGGAGCTGGGAAGGCTGGCATGTGGGGAACAGCAAAGACCGAGGCGTCATCGCGGCGGCTCAGACGATTCGACTCTACGCGCCTGACATGGTGTCTACCCGTTAGCGCGTACAGTTCACATTCAGGGCCTGGCAGATGAGGAGTTGATTGTCCGACATGTTGTCGAGCTTCTCCTCCATCTTCTCTACTTGAGCTTCCAATGCCTCTACGCGCACGACTGTTGCTTCGTCGGTGACCCCAACAGCCGCGTCCTTCGCGCCCATCCCGACAGTGAGGCCTCCGCCGCCAAGGGCGATGCCTCCTGTACCCAGCATGATGAACACCCACTGAGGGATGCGGACTCCGCCGTTGGCGACAGACGGGAGAGTGTCGGTACTCATGGCTAATCCAGTGCGTCCAGACCGATGGCTACTGCCAGCGGCACAAGTTCGCGTGAGAGTTCGAGTGCAGCTCGAGCGACACGACGCCGCTCAGCCTTGGTCCAAAGGTCATCATCCTTCGCCTTCTGCACCTCTTCCCGAAGCACTTTGGCGCGATCCCCGATGTCCGCGAGCTTTCCCGTGTGGGTGAGAATCTCGTCGAGTGTAAGAGCCATTATCCTCTCTCCAACCAATTCCTGACACTGTTAGCGTCTATGTAGAGCCTTGTCATGTAGACTTCTCGGTCAGGTCCGCAGCGTCCTGCCCAGGTCTGCTTAGTCTTATGATGCCAGTTCGGGCCCGGGTTTGGCACATCTCTTATTGCTCCAATGCCACCCCAGCCCACACCATCGAGGCCAGTGTTCTTGGTATTCGCTTCAAGAGTAAGGATCTTCCCTGTCTCTGCGTGCCAGTCCACAACAAGCATCGAATGACCTTTCGGCCACTCCGTGAAGTACTGGACGAGCCAGACACCGGTCACCGGGTTCATCTTCTCCGGGGCGATGTAGCCTGCGCGCCAATCGTGGACGACCCCGGGACCGTAGCCCTCCGGGTCTTTGTCGTAGACCTGCCACTGGCCCCATTGGCCTGACTCGAATGCCTTGTCGAAGACTTCGCTGACCAACCACGCGGTGAACATGGTGCAGTTGGTGAAGTCGTTGCCGATGTAGCTCGAGTTGAGGTTCACCCCTGCGACTGGGCTCGGTACTTGTCCAGGCTGGCGATACTTGGCGGGAGCTACATACGGGAGGAGCTCAACGATCGCATCGAAGGGCAGCACTATACAGGACGCTCGACGAATCTGTATGACAGCTCCACGTTCGTCATCGTACCTGCGTCGGGCCGAGCTGACACTCCTGTGTTGTTAATGTCCCAGCCAAGGAAGATACTGACATTTCCCGTAGCCCATGAGCTTGGAGGGTTGATCACTGATGCTGCGATTGACCCGTCAGTCTGGTCGAGCCTTTGGGTCGTTGCAATAATCGACCTGCCTTCCGGTCCAGTCTGACCAGCGGTATCGTCACTCCAGCCAACCATCACATTGAACGCGCATGTCTTGGCAGTTGTCCATCCCGCCCCATCGTCGGGCGCAGTCCCGTTAGTGAAGGTATTCCCCGGCATCCCGCATTCGACTTTCCCTGTTACGGGAGACTGCGAAAGGTAGACAAGCCCTGCAGCGGCTTGATCGTCCACGATATTCGTGTTGCTGTCTCCGACACCCAGAACCATCCGCCAGTAGCGTGTCGTTGTTGCTGTCGGCCAAGCGTCGATCACTACCCTGATAGAGATTCCGGCGTAGTCTTTGAAGACATCTGCGCTGGTGCTCACGCGGAAAACAAAAGCGGGAATCTCGCTTACACCACGAGTTGCGTTGTTGCTCTCAACTGAACCCGCATACCCATCGGTCATTACGACCTGACTCGTCGTGCCCAGCGACCAGCTACCGCTACCCGTGTCGAAGACGGAGTTCGGGTCTTGAACCGTCGCCGCGCTCAAGTCCACTGTCGTCCAAGCACTCGCAGCGATCGTTACGTCCGCTGTGGAGCTCGCCTTATTGCCGTTGTCGTCGGTCGCCGTCAGGGTAAGGCTGTACGCCTCTCCGTTGGCGGTGCTTGACCATGTGTAGGCGCCGAGGCCTGAACCACTCACAGACGCACCACTACCAGACGGCTTCGACAGTACCGCAGCGTACGCGTATGGTGCGGTACCAC